ACATAGTGCTTGTGCCTTTTGTGGGTCACCAAGTCCTCGTAAACCTTTTTTTACAATGACTCCAGGATTACGACTGAATAAACTGGCAATGTATGATTCAATATATCCATAACCATCGGATGTTTGTACCAGTATCTGACTGTCACTGTCTAATCTTTCTTTGTCCCAAAAGTCTGTATCGTATGCTGACTTATATTGATACAGCTCTCGCTTTTGTTCTTCCCAGTAAGCATCATGTGCTTCTAGGACTGATTTAATTGTTTTTGGTTTAATACTATAAGTCATTGACCTCTTCTCCTAAATGGCAATGGACCATTGTTCCTAATTCGTCTTGCCCTAGTTTTACTTAAAAATTCGTCCATCAAAGCGACACGTACACCGTAGATAGATGGTGCAGGTCTTAGTTTGGCACCCCATAGCGCCAATGCAAATGAGACCACAATGTCGTCGTTTTGACCCTTTGGATGGTGCGGAGCTCCACCCTCGTTTGTTAATGTATTTCTTATTTCTGACCATAATGTTTCTTCTAAAATGCGAATGGTACCATCGCAAAGTAATTCACGAAGGTTGTCATAGATAGCCAATTTATTTTCCTTACGCGTATGCCAGTCTTTTCCTTTGTCATTCTTGTAAAGATTCTGTGTACCAAACTCTTCTAATCTGAAGATAACCAATGAACCTGGACCATTGGCTTCAACAATAGTATATGGTTCGTTAAACGTCCAGTACACATCCCAGATTTTATCAGCGAAGTTCTGAGGTAATACTGTATTGCTTCTATAGTGATATACGGGCTGAAAGGTAGTAGTCGATACAACCGTAATGGTGCTGTAATCTTTGCCACTACCATGAGCAACATCAATACCCATAGCATACTTCTCACCCTCTTGTACATCACAATAATAAAACTCTGAACCTCTACTTGGCTGTATAGTTTCACAAGCATCTACTATATCTATAGGAAAGAACAGTGGAGAGTTAGACATAAAGGCTTCTTCTACCGAAGATGGAAACTCTCGTTTAAACTTATCTAGACCCATTGTTTGTATCTGGGTTCTTCGCCAGTACATTTGTGCCTTTGTTAGTTTAAGTTCTTTCTTCATCTCATCTTCTTCTTGTGTCATGCTAGGCACAGTAGGTTGATGAAACTGAGACTTCTTAGTATAGTTCTTGTGTTGATACCATGGAAAGAAACAAAGGTGCCAACCATTATCTGGTGCATCCATACATAGCTTGTGGTACTTATCACCTGGACCATCAGGTGTAGTCTCGATAATAATCTGACCATTACCACAGGATGCTATAGTGTTTGCTAACAGGTCGTCTTGGTCGTCGAAGAACGCGAACTCTGAAATATGAGCGGAGGAAAAAGTAAACGAACGAGTCGCTCCAGCTTTACCACCTCCGGTAAATGCCCTGAGTTCTGCACCGGTGTCTTTAAACTTAAGGGTTCTTGATGTGGACTTAGACAATTGCCGTTGCAATGGTTTGGGCAAACACAAATAGAATCCTTTGTCCATTGAGTGCAAGTGGTCTGCTGAGTCTCTGGTGTATGATATGATGGCGTGTCTGGTAGGTTCTTGTTCGACATATTGTTTCCATAAAAAGTATGCACGAATTAGTGTACTACATCCAATCTGCCGTGCTTTACAGACTACAATACGGTTATGTGTCATAAGTGCCTGAAGTAATTCTTCTTGTTCGTCATTCATTTCAAATGGTACCAACTGAGATTTATTCTTATCAAACACTTTTAGAAACTTGAAGAACACTCTTGGGTCTTCAGCTATTTTTTGCATGACTGCTAATTTACTACTACTCATCTTCTACTGCATCCCTATAGTGGTAAACTTAGCTTACTTTGCGTCTTTGTCTTTGTCTTCGCCACTTACCAATTTAAGTATCTCAGACATGTCTTCATTGCCAAACTCTTGTCTATATTTAGCCAACACCTGTAAGAGTTCCATGAATGTACGAGGACTAGCTTTCCAGTCTTCAGCATCATTATTCTTTACAGCCATCAACATAATGTTTCTGACAATACCTTCGAAGTCACCATCGTTAATACACTTCTTTAATCTTTGTTTGTATCCAGTGTTATGTGACATTATTTTTCTCCTAGAATTTTTTTTAGTCTTTCAATTGCTTGGTTCTTCTTTTTGAATACAGTGCTTACTACTACACCCAACTCATTAGCACACTGTTGTAAAGTCCAACCTTCTATAAAATACCACCAGATTATTTTCTGTTCGTCCTCTGGTAGCATAGGGATTGTTTTGTGTATCTCCCCTATATAATCCCTACTTTCTTTTTCTGGTTCACCATCTAGGTATCTGTCTAGTTCTTCTGTAGGGTCATGAGACATACCACGCTTATGAGCGACCCATTCAAATAATCCTGGGTCGCCTGTATTCCAATGTCTTCTATACCACTGACGGTCTAGTTGTTTCTGTGTTTTAAGTTTATTCTTCGACAATGTCTTTCCTCACTTTTCTTAATGCTCTTCTAATTATACTCTGTACTTTTTGATTCGATGGTTTCTTATCAAACCAACCTTCATGTGTCATAATCTCAGCAATCTGTTGTAAGGTGTGAGCATATCCACTCTTAAACTCTTTGGCTGTGAATACAGTCTTATCCATACCAGGTTTCCAACCCATTGCTCTTAAACGTTTCAGTTCTTGATTAGCTGCTTCTAAACTCATAATATCTCCAGTGTTATTGTGTATTTCCATACTGATTTTTCATATTGTTTCTTTCCTACTATCTCGTAGATTTGTGCATCATCTTCATAGGCTATACCTTGTAATGCATCACACACGCTCGCAAATACGTTCTGAACGTCTCTACGTCTACGGTCGCCATATACTACGGACACAGTCATACGGTATCTGGTATCCATTGGCCACGTTCCAAATGCCTTCTGCCAGTGCTCTTTCTCTTCTCCAGCAATCTGCATAAGGTTGTCTTCAAATGCTTTTACATCAGCACTCTTGTATACCCGTTTAGACTTACTGTTGTAGCCCATTGAGTTCTTTTTGGATGGTACCTTTGTCCACCCAGTGATTTGCATCTTGTTTATCCCTGGCATAAGTATCCACCACCCAAAGCAATTGGTAAATAAAAGTCTTGATTATCTTCGAAGAACTTATTTAGGTCCCGCATGTGTACATCGTTTTGGTCATACCAAACTGAGAAGTAGTAGACCATATGTTCTAGAAACATTTCATAGACCCTGTCCCACTCTTCACGTGTAAGGTCATGGTAGTCTTTGTAATGGTAGAATGATTCGTCTTCTATAAATAATCCCAGTTCATCACAAATAGATTCCCAGCCAGTATCATCATGAATAATGTAGTCTATCCATTCATCTACCCCCTTTACCCAGTTGTCATAAATACCCCAACGCATTTGGCTTACAGTTTCATCTAGTACTAGAATAGGGTTGTTAATACAGTATATCAGGTCTTCAGTCTTTTGTTCTATGTCCATGTTTGTTCTCCTGTTGTATGTATATAATTATACCTGACTTTTATTTTCTGTAGTATTTTTTTGAGTTTTATTTTTAGTAGCAATTCACTACACATCTATATGCATTTGTAAAATTAAATATTTGGGGCCCTATATGCATTATAATACACACTTCTACACTTTACAAACTCGAATAGCTAGGTAGTACTCAGGTCTAACATCTTATACTATCTATCTCTCTTTTTGTCGCGATGATGGAGGTATAAGGCTGTATACGTATTAGGATAACGAGGATATACGTAGAACGCATTCTAATCGATTAGATGGGTGTATACATACCCAATACGATAGGATGCGACCACACGTATTCTCGTAAACCTGAGAACATATGTTGCTAACTTTACCACTATAGGGAAGTACAATAAAACAGTATATAAGGGAGACTGAATATATAAGGGTGAACATTTGTTCAGGTAGCACACTTCTTCCTCTTGTAAACCTCTTTATCGAAATAAATCGAAATAAACAAAACACAATAATCTTTCGCATTTTATTTTACAAAAGACAAGGGTAAGTTATAATTATATTATCCTTTTCATAGGTTCACACACTACCCACTTATCTTCTCACTCATACACTCTTGGTTTTTTTGAGACTGAACACACACGAAAGGTGTCAAACTCTTACTTCACGCACACCCAGAGCATACGTCTTACGCGAATGATACAAATTTTTTACAAAAAACATCGAAATAAATTTACACTTTCGCCCTTTACAGTATAATTATACCATACACTTACTCATACAACTTCACCACTAATAGAGTGAAACTCTACGAGATGAACTCAATAACAACTATCAAATCAAATACTATCTTAACCACTAATAGGAGACATACTATGTCATTCAATAACAAACTAAACCACCTTGTACCAGGCAACACCATTCGCATTGGCCGTGACGAGATGGTTGTCACCACTCGCCACTCTAACCGTTGGGGTATTGTCTATGGTTTACTTGACTGTACCACCGCTGAACAGGGTACACTACAATCAGTCTTCTCAGGCACTGACCACTACTTCGATATCCTAGAAGGATTTGCTGACCTATACGATGGCGACTGGCAAAGGTTGCAAAGCGACCATCCAAATGTATTCCAATACTTCGACGGTGTATGTACTGACCCAAGACATGGTTTTCTACAAGCAGACTCTATCATGGAAGATATGGAGGTGGTACGATGAATTACGCTGTACAACATATCGAAGACATTATTACTCCAGGCTCTTTATTACACCTATCTTCTGGCACAGCAATGATACTCGAAGTAGTAGAAAGCGAGACTGATATGTACACATGGAACGACCGCGGATACTCAAGACGTGTATGCAACTGGACCATCACATACTTACTCAACGACAAGGTAGACAGTGAACGTTTATATCTTCGTCACAACTCTTACAATCTTAGAGAAGACTTATTACTACTTGGCACAAATCCAGACTGGGTTAGGACAATACCAGAAGAAGACATCATTACCGCTATCACAACTATCGAAGGAGACTACTATGAACTCGATTAAAGAAGGACAACTATATATTCTCACAAACTCTTTTCACACGCTGTCAGGTATTTGTATGGAGACAGCACAAGCTGATGTAGGTGGTTTAATTATTACAGACATGTTGGTTGGTGGTATAATACATAGAGCGATATTCAATTGCTATGATAATCCTGTAAAGTTATACTTACCTAATCTTAATCATCTAAATCCAGACGAAGGAGGCTTTGACGATGTCCAACTTATCGAGTAAACAGTGGGTCAAAGAGAACATGGGTCGTTATTCAGCGAACAAAGAAGGGTTGGTCGATGTATACCTCGAGGTCTATCACAAATGGCGTAGACGTCGTGGTGTCGACTTCCCATACGCACCTGTAAAAGAACTCAAGAAAGCATGTCATCACTACTACAAGTATAAAGAACTGTTCGTACAAGAAGACAGCGATTCATACAAGATGGGTGAAGCCTGTAAGTGGATATTGAAATGGAATCCAGACTTTCAAGAGTGGGCTGACAAACAGTTCTATAGACAGACAGCACCTGCTAAGTTTACCACTATGAGAACAAACAAATATAATACAAGACTGTTAAAGAAAAACCTACACCTGTTGTCACCAACAGCACAAGACTTCGCACGAGCTATCATCAATAACAATGGCGAGTGGACTGACTACTACAATCCTAAACCTTCACGCTTATACACCGAGTCTATGTCTATTCAATATGTCAAGCGAGAAGACAGGGCTTTGATGGTAGACTGGCATGACTACGATTTTAAGAACTGTCATTGGGCTATCTTTATCCAAGCATTTAATCTTGACCCTGAATATAAAGAGTTTGTACAACAGATGCTAAAAGATTCAGATGCTTTCATGGCGAAGGTATGTATCGAGTCAGGTGCTGATTATAAGTTAATGAAGAACCGTCGTAATTCTATCTTATATGGCAGCAAGTCAGGTACAGGTAGTCCAACACTTAATCGCTTACGAGACCTACATCAAAGATATCTTAAACAGTCAGGCAAAGATGCTAGTAAGTTATTCTATTCTTTGTCACGCATTGAGGCTAAGATGCTAGATGTTTGTAAGTCTCTTGACCCAAACTGGAAACTACTTATGTATGACGGATGGATGACCACATCTACTATCGACACTGAGTTCATGCAACAGCAAATAAAAAATTATACAAACATCGAAATAATCATAACAAAAAAAGCCTGAACGGCATACTTATATATACAAGGAGGACATCATGTCTATTAAAAAATTTAATCCACCATCTCTATTCAGCAACAAAATGTGGACGCCTGAACTTGATAAGCAAATCCAAGAACTCTTGGCACCAACTGTCAGCATTGATGTAGGTGATAGACTTGTTATCGAGACTGTCAAAACAAAGTACTTGGTCGACGTTATCAGCATCGATGAAGACTTCAATATCATTACAGTTGTAGATGGCAATGGTGATAATTATTTTTGGGATGAAACACCTGACACACGACTGTTGGAAAGCACGGCACAAAAGAAAGGCAAACCAACTACACTAGAAACTATCGTTAATATATCAAAAATTGTAGGAGAAAACAATGGGAAAATTTAGTGATGATGTAGTATACGGTACTACAATGGAACAATTAGTTTGCAATGAACTAAACAAACAAACAGACTGGAAAGTAGAATCAATAGGTGGTGTAAACGAACCTGACTTCAAATGGAAGGGTGGATATGGTGAGATTAAATCTTACAACGACTGGTATCGACAACCTATGATTGAGTTCTCAAACTGTACAACAAACAAGAAAAGTCTTTGGGTGACTGACACAATGATGAACCGTCTTGTTGTCAATCATGCCGAATGGCTACACATATATGACCTTGATAAACTAAGATACTGGTGTCTTGAAGAAGGTACATCATACCACTACAAGCCAGTTAAACAAGGGTCACTTGATGTATGGAAGACCATGAAGTTCATTAAAATCTATCAGTTCTCTACCCTTTATGACCAAAGCGAGTGTCATGATGATGACCCTAAACGATGGGACTGTAGTCTAGTACCTGAAGAATATAGACCATACATCACATCGATTAGAAAAGATTGGTCATCAATCGAAGAGAAAGACAATGTCCGTAAGTGATTGGCAACTAGGCCTGATGTGGTACAGCGATAACCCTCAGGACTTTGAAGCGGTACACGTAGTTGTACACGACCATGAACTTCACATCATGACAGTCGACATGGATGACTGGGTAATAGAATTAGACGGTCACTACGAGTATTTGCCGATGGAAGATGGTGAGTATTTTATATTTCCAGACAGGCCTGATGTAGATATGGTTGTAAAAATATTAAAAAAAGATTAAAAAATATTTACAAATTGTGGAGTTGGTGTATAATTATAATATCAACTGACATAGTTGATTCTCCATAATTTGATAGTTATTTGTTGAGAGGATGTACGAGCCGGTATGTCCTCTCTTTTTTATGAGTAAATGAGGGCAACATAAGCTGCCCTCAAGGTATTACTCATTCATCATCCTGGAGTTCCGTAAGCAATGCTAGAGCCAACTCTAATAGGTCTTCCCCTAGTTCCTTACGTTCATCCATATCAAACCCACCCTTGGCAAACCTGATAGCTTTAATCGCTACTCTTATAGCCATTGGAGCAAGGTCTATAATCTCATTATTTTTCATGTTCTAATACCCTTTCAATGTAGTGTAATCGTGCGTCAATTTTATTTACTGCGTTCTTAAACTCTTCCAGTTCTTTTTCCTGCAACTTACGGTCTTCCTTCATCTCGTTCACTAACTTCAGCATCACATCTCTTTGATATGCAACAAATGTTCTAATGAAATATACTGACAAGAAGAATACACCGGTCGCAGGACCAAGTGCCATGATTAAGTTTCCGTTTGTTAACATATCCTCCATCATTTTCTCCTAGTGATAGGCGATGGGCAGCCGAAGCCACCCATCTAAATTAAAGAAGAAAATGATTATGGTTTGACACCAAAGCTTCTTACATCCAATTCATCATCAGCTGAAAGGTTAGCACCGAA